CGCCGCCCACGTCCCGCCGCCGCTGCCGTTGTCGGTAAGGGAGGAGCCGCCGGGAAACGTCAAAATATTACCCGAGCCTGTAATCGTGGCCCCGCTGGCGAGAATAGGCCCGGTCCCGTTTCCGATCAGGATGTCGGTCGCCGCGAAGCTCGAAGGGCTGTAAGGGCCAGATCCCGGGATGCTCGTGTTGATCTGGAGGACCGCGCTGCCTGCCCCCGGAGTGATAGCTCCCTGCCCGAAGCAGGCAGCGGCCAGCGCAACTGATAATAGAATTGAAATAAGCTTTTTCATTGCCTAAGACGTCGGGAACGTGGTGCTGGCGTTCGACCCTGGAGAATCGTCGGTGTCGATGTCGATCTGTCCGGTTGCTCCGCTGCTTTCAAAGATTATGCGGATGGGCCGATGCAACCCCGCACCGTTTGGCAGCGTGTTGATAGTATAGCTGGCACCAGCTGCAACCACGATGCCGCTGGTCGTCGTCGGGTCCGCCCCAGCCTTCCCGGTCTGCTGGTCGGTGTAGGTGCTTCCGCCGTCGATCGTCATGCGGAAGGCCACCGTGGTATTGTTCTGAATGACGCACGTCTGCATGTACGTGCCGGGGATAACGATCGTCTCCACGGTCGTGCTTGACAGGTTGTTCTTGACTGTGCCGATGCAGGCCCGCGAAGCCAAAGGCATCAGAAGGGCCAGCGAGAAAGTAAGGACTCGAATTTTCATGTGTGGGTTACTGGCAGAGGACTTGGACGACTGTTCCGTTGACGTTCATGGGAAAAGAGTGGCCGACCGAGGCGGAGGAGGTGCTGAGGGTGACGTCGGTTCGGATTTGGCCGCCGACATGGAGCTGGTCCGAGCCGTCGTCCGAACCCACGCCGAGTCCAGTCCGTCCCGAGGCGAAGAGAAGGAGCGCTGTCGTCGAGGACGTGGTTTCGAACTGGTGGCTCGACGCCTCGTAGATAATGAGGTCGGCCTTGCCAAAGGTCGTGATGAGGCCTTCAGACCCATCCCATCCGACGTTGAGCGAGTGCGATGCGGTTATGCCCCACTGATCGAAAAGGGAATTGCTGCCCGTCGTCACGTGGTTGAACGCCGTGACCGTTTGCAGCACCTTCCCGCTTGCCGCCGCGAGAATGAGGTTGTCGCCGCTCGCCGAGGTAATTCCTCCGGAACCGGCGGTGAGGCTCAGGGCGCTTAGGTTTCCGGAGGTGTCGGAGGTGAGCCCCGAATTGCTTCCGTAGGTGGTCGATCCGGTGAAATAAAGCAGCCGGGTGCTCGTACCGCCAGACAGGACCGCGGGGATTGTGTTTTGGGCATACCAGCCCTTTGTTCCGCTGCCGTTCGTGCCGTAAAAGTAGGAATTGCCAGGGGAAGCGGAATCGCCGGAAAGCGAGACTGTGCCCGAACTGTTAGAGAGGCTGTCGATGAACGTGTACGTGTTTGCCGTTCCTCCCATGCCCGAAATCGCTATCGATCCTTCGGTCGTGCCCGAACAGGACAAAAACAGCGTCACGCTCCCGTTATTCGCCAAGGTCGAGGGAACACCTCCGCCTGCAACCCAAGAGGAATTGACCGTTATGGTCGCCGACCCCCCCGATAGATTGGTGATTGTTATGATCTGAAATCGTCCCGCGAGCATTCCGTCCGAACCCGACGGAGACAGGCTTATGCTCGATGTCGTAAGGCCGATGTTCGCATAACTTCCTTCGTCGAATCGGATTTGAACGTTTCCGCCGGTCGCGTAAGTGAGGGCATTGTATTGCAATGGCCCCGTCAGCGACAGGATGTTGAAATTGGCCGAGAAACCGGCCGCAAGCAGGCTTGACGGCGAATAGCCGCTGTCCTGGATCAAAAGCCCAGTCGTCCCGTTGAACGCCGCCAAGTGCCCAGGAGCGGCGATTGACGGGCCGCTGACGTTGCCCAGCCCGGCGCTCGCCAGTGGGATGAAGGTCGGAACACCCAGGTTGCTGAATCCCAAAAGGCATCCCTCGCGCTGCGAAAGCGGCAGCACCCCGCTGATCGTCTCGTCCGGCTGGAACTGCAGGCCCAGCCCCTGATAGTTGGCCACGAGGCCGATTTGCTGCACAAGCATCGTCAGTTTGTCGAGGCCATTGCCGATCATCGCCGCTGTCAGCGGGCCGGTGTTCGTGAAAGTCGTCGTCTGGGTGAGCGGCACCGACCGCGTGACGGTGATCACGTCGCCGATCTGCACGCCGTTTGTGCCGCCCGGGATCGTGATGACGTTGCCGGTATTCCCCCCCCCTCCCGTCACCGAGTAGTCGCTGTTCAAAACCAACTGCGTCGGCGGGCTGGTCTTGCTGTCGAGAACGAAAAGGTCGGCCGGAAATTGGAACGTGAAGGGGACGACCAGCGTTTGTGGATTCGATGATAGCGTGTATTGCGACCAAGTGGTCGAACTCGAAACGGTTGCCCGGGCCGCCGGGAGAACCGACAACGCCAGCGAAACGACCAAGATGAATGCTTTCAGGAATTTCATGCGGGGATCGGATGCTCTTCGCCCAGCTTCTCCCCCGCTATGCGGGCCTTGGCGTGGATGCCCTGAGTTGAGAAATCAAATGGAGGCATCGGTGTCAAGATTGCCTGAGAGTAAGAGGGTGGAGTTGAGCGAGCTTTAGGAACGGCCTGGGCTTGGGCGGGACAGCCCCCTTGTAGTGCGGAGTGGCCCCGCGGACTATCTTTCGCTCGGCATCCGTGAGCGGTCGAAGAGTGAGTAATTTTCCCTTGTTCATTTCGAAAAGCTGAAAACTTTGAGGCCGATCTCGTTTAACTTCTCCATTTCCTCCATGGCGTTCTCGACAGGCCCGATGGCGAACTTGATGCCGTAACCCTCGATCGACTCGCCGGCCTCTTTCACCATTTCGATGGCTTCCTCCATGCTGTCACCCCAGCCTACGACCGCCCCGATCTCGGTCACGTCCTTCTCCAGGGGCAGCACGAATCGCTCCCCGTTGACCACTACGTAGTCGAACAGCTTGATGTTGCGGGCGAACTTTTCCGGGTAGATCACGGGCTGCAGTTTGCCGTTCGCCCCGCTTCCTGCCCATGCGCTCTTGAGGACGATTTGGGCGCCGAACTTCCCGGCCGGCTCGGGATCTACCAAGTTGCCGTCTGCCCCTTCCCAGACGATCTCGGCCAGGTTGAGATAGAACTCCTGATAGAGTTCGGACGGTGGGCTGCCCGCGCGCGTGCAGGCGTCGATCTGGTAGGGCACCTTGTCCTCTCCGATTCGGATCTCGCAGGACAGGAACCCGCGGTAGCCGTAGGTCGCAAAGTAGGGGGCCATCGTCTCGTTCCACCGACGCAAAGGCTCGGGGATGGCGTTCCAATCGACAAACTCAGCGCAGTAACCGAGATCCTTCACTTCGATCCCGAGGAGCGTTTTTGACGGGTACTGGCCGTCGATGCAGTAGACGTCGGTTCCTATCTCCACCTTGTCCGGCAGGTCGTCCTCGACGATGAAAAGGCATGTCTCCTTGAAGGCGCCGAGTTCGGCCTGCAGGTCATCGAGCTTCGCGCTGACGCTCTCGGAGTTCGGGGCGAAAAACGTCTCGGTCAGCCCGCGCCACCTGTTGATCTTGACGTGCTGGTCCTTGTGCGTGGCCAGGTGCTTGCGTAGGGCATCCATGCCCTTCAGTTGGACCCATGGAGCGACCGGCAGTCCTTCCTTCTCCATGAGCTGCTTGCAGAGTTCCCGCCGCTGCTCCAATTCCTCGCCGTTGCGCGGGCCCCACACGCGCTTGCCGTACTTCTCCTCCAGTTCGATTTGAAGGGGGGCAAAACCAATGTCGGGGAAGATCACGATGTCCGCCTCCTTGAGGTGCGGCCCGAAGATCGAGTCCACCTTTTCGACGTTCGGCAGGCCGGTTCCCACCATGCCCTGGTTCATCGTTACGAAAGAACCCGAGGTCGGGACGTGCAAGAACACCTTGCCGAAATCCCGTCCTAGCCTTTCCGCCAGACTCACGAAAAGCGGCGAACAAATCACGAAAGCGACTTTGTCCTTGAGGTCAGTCATGGCAGGCGGTTGATGGCCTCCTCGTAGCGTTTCCATTTCACTCCGAGCAGCATCGCAAGGATGCGCTCGACGCCAGTAGCCGCGCAATGCTCGTTGACGTAAGGGGCACTTGGCTCGTCGCCCGGTTCGCTTTCGTCGCTTGGCTTGCGGTTCTTCTCATAGGCGATGTCGAAACGGTCCACAGCCTTAACCGATATGCCGCGGTGTTTACAGATCAGCACCTCGACCAGCTCATGCACCGCGACAAGCATTTCGTAACGCCAGTTACCTAGTTTGCTGATTCGGATTTGCAGTGTGCCGTCGGCATCATATCTCCAGTCCCCGCAAGTCGGATATTTTTGCTCGGAATGGGGAATGACTTTGATGCAGACGTTCATTGGCCGAAAGTGGTGTTGATGTCGCGACTCGGCAACGCCGCATCCTTTTTCTTCTGCGCTTTGGTCTCGGGCACGTTTTGGCGAAGGCCGGGAATCTTCTCCTCCAAGTCCTCGGCAAAGGTCTTCGGGGAACGTGATTTCTGATCAAGGTCGGTGGCGATGTTCGCCGACAGCATGGGGATCAGGCCGGCGACTTCATCCCACAGGACTTTCTCGGCCTGGTGGCGCTCGACGTCCTCGGCGATGTTGGTGATCGGGTTCACCACGGGGGCGGCCGAGGCTGCGGCCAGGACGGACGCCACGGCGCCCTCGACCACACCTTTCGTCTTGGAACTCTTCTTGTTCAGTTTGCTCGTGGCCACCCGCATCATCGTGTTGCCCATCTGGGCGGGTTCGAGGAACAGGAAATGAACCCAGGTCGGCGTCTCCCAGCCGGCAATTCTCATGCGGGAGAACCCCACGTCGTTTGGATCTCGCTTATCGCCCGGTTGGTAGTAGCCGCCGAAGATGCGGTCTTTCGGTTTCTTCGTCGCGTCGATGGCCCCCCAGACGTACATGGCGGTCCCGACCGCCCCGACTTTGAGCAGACGGTGGATCGTGTTGGCCTGATCGTTGGTCAGCTTTTCCACGCCCTTCACGTTCGCCCGGATGTTCTCCACCAACCCGGCGGTCAGGCCAATCGGTGAACGCTCGAATGCCGTCTGCCAGACGAAGTTCATCGGCGTCTTGACGATCCCCTTCGTGACAAAGGTTTTGAGAAAAGCCGACAGCGTGGCCTTGGCCCAGCTCGCCTCCCCGGTCTCCGGGTTGGCCTGCTCAAGTCGGGCGGTCAGCGAGTTGATCCAGTCGGCCACCATGTTATTTTCCTGTAAAATGCTTCGGTTGGCGTAGTCGTAGGCCCGCTTGCGAAGGGCGCCCTGAACCAAGGGGTCGGTCACGTCCTGGCCGTTCTGAATGGCCTTTGCCACGTCCGCCTCGTAGTGGGTTTCCTGGTCGGCTGCTTTCTCACCGATGGCCTTCAGGTTATCTTCGCCCTTGACCATTCGCATCTCGAAATCCCCACGGAGTTCCAGGGACTTCTCGGCCGCATGGCTCAGGCCGAAGTAGTCGTACCAGTGGACAGGACGGATGTTCTCCTTTCGCGTGGCAAGCTCAGCCTTGAGGCCGCTCTTGCCGGATTTCAACGTCTCCAGGGCATCGGCCGCCCCATCGGTGAAAAATCCCTTGTAGTACGCGGCAAGCGACTTTGCCTCGGCCCCAGCCTCAAGATCAGCCTTTGCGGCCACGTCGCGGAAACCAGGCATGCGGCGGATGACCGCTCCAACGGCCTCGGTGAAGGGCTTGCTCATGAGCTGGCCCAGGCTGAAGGTGGCGAGCTTGACCAGCGTGTGATAACCAGAGAGTGCCGCCGCCCGGGCAGTCCCGGCCACTTGGTTTAATATCTTCCGATACCGCGGGAGTGCCTGCTCCTCGGCCTCTGCCCGCCGTTCGCCGAACTCCTGCTTGATGCGCTCCAACTGCTGCTGGATCTTTATCCCGGCCGGATCCAGCTTCACCGGCTCACGCTTTGGCGCCGGCGCGAAGTCGCTCTCGGCGATCCGCCGCTGGTATTCCTCGGCGCGGGCGAACGCCCGGGCCTTCCACATGTTGAGCCGCTGTTCGTCCGTCAGCCCAGGCTTGCCGAAGATTTCCTCGTACTGCTGCTTCAGCACATCCCGACGGTCCCGCAGTCCCTCGGCCTCGGAGTCGTACTTGATGCCCCGCTTCTCCTTCACGATCTTGGTTCGGGTGTCGATCTGCTTCTCCAGGTCGGCGATCTGGCGCTTGAGACTGCTCTTAACGCTGGCCAGAGCGGATTCCTCTGGGGTCGTCCGCTCGGGCGGCTGCAGCGATTCCCGCATGTATTGGCGCTGCTTCTTCAGGTCCGACAGTTGGCCCTTCAATTCCTCGATCCTGGCATTCGTAGGCGCGGGGATTTTCGTCGGCTCGAAAGGCGCCTGGTCGGCCAACTGCTTCTCCACGTCCGCGATCTCGTGTTCGAGGCGCGTCTCCGCGGCTTGCAGTGAGCTCTTCAACTGCTTGGCCGGATCGGTAACGTCGTAGCCCGCGGCCTTCTTTCGCTCCTCAACCTGCTGGATCAACCTGCGCTCCTCGTCGGTCGGGGTCCGGCGTTCGGCCCCCGTCTTGGCCGGTGCCTGGCCGGACTCCATGTCCTCTAGTTTGGCCACCTGCTGAAGCTGGCCCCTGACATCCCGCAGGGCGTCCTCGATCTCGTTGTGGGTCAACTGGCGATATTTCCCGTAGCCCGAGATCGCATCCATGGTGTCACGGCGGGTGATGCCGGGCAGCGCCTTCTTCAGCTCGGCCTGCACCTTATCGACGATCTGATCCCGATTCCGAATCCCATCCTCGATGAATCCGCGCGCCAGTTCGTTCGCCACCCCGCCGACATCGGCGTTGTTGTCCTTGTCGAGCCGCTTGCCCAAAGATTCGATCAGGCTTTTCCGGTTCTCGGAATTGAATCGCTTGCGGCTGGCCGCCCACACGTCCTGAAGGTGCGGTCTGATCTTCTCTCCGATGTCGGCGATCATCTCAGCCGACCACTTGGCGAAGTCGAGTCCCGTGGAGTAGATATGGTCCGCCCCGATGACCGACAGGTGGTAGAGCACGTCCGGCCCGATGGTGAAGACCCGTCCAGCCAGCGCGGCGCGCGATGCCTCGGCCTGCGCATGCAGACGGTTGCCGATTGCCGTCGCGGTCCTGAATCGCCGAGGGGTTGTCGGGGGTCGGGACATCTGGGCCACCGCGCGGTCAACCGCTTCTGTGGGCGTCAGGATGGGCTCGTGGGCCGCCATCTCGGCCTGCTTGGCCTTCAGCCGAGAAATGGTGTCGAGAAGCATTTGGCGCTCTGGAGGCGTCAGTTCCTTATTCCCCTTGGCTGCCCGGAGCAGCGTCTCCTGGGTGGCGAAGTCGAAGTTCTCCTTGGCCATCGCCTGCCGCCAGCGACCCTCCCGGCCCCATTCCGATCCGCGGGCCTTCACGGCATCGAGGAAATTGACCAACTGATCGGACAGTTCCTTGGCCTGCTTCTCGGCCTCCTGGCGCAACTCTGGCGTCTGGTCCTGGTCGTGGGCGATGTCGATTGCCTCGTTGAGCGCGTTCTCCATCCCGACCTTGTGACGGAGAAGCAGCGCCGATTGGTCGTCCGACAGCCCGATGTTCGGGTCTTTGAGCAGGCGTGCGGCCAGCCGTGCCCCGGCCTCTGGGTCTTTGGCCAGCACCTTGCCGGCACGTTCCCAGCGCGGAAGCATGGCGCGTTTCTCGGTCGGTGTCGCGTCGGCCAAATCGTAGCCCGCGCGCTCCATCTCGGCGGTAGCATTCTTGAGCGAGGTCTCGGAGCCGGGCTTGAAGGGCTCGACAGTGGCCGGTGCAGCGGGTTCGGCAGGCGAAGGAACTTGCTCACCACGCCTCGCTCCAAGTTCATCCATGTGCGCTTTGAATCGAACGGTCTCTTGCCTGATTGCAGAGGCGACATCCTGGCCCTTTTGGGCCGCCATCACGGCTTCACGGTCCACTAGTTCCACAAGGATCGCCTGCGTGCCAGGATCTTCGCTTGCGAAGTTAGGCCACCGTTCTGTCACGAGAGCCGTGAACAGCTTTTTTCCAAGCGCCTGTTTGGCGAACTTAACGGCTTCGATGGTCGGGATGTAATCCGCATCTTCCGTCTCTGCGTCAGGATTGCCCTTGGGTGGAGGCATGTTCACCTCTTCGGCGTGCAGCTCCTTTGGAGGGTTATCGGCGAAATCCAACTTCAACTGCCCTGCATCTTGGGCGATGGTCGATGCCTCCTCGCGGTCTACGAATCGGCCGGTGGACGTGACGAATCCCTCCTGCGATCCCTGCGGCACGGTTTCCCCTTCCGCCACGATGTCGGGATGAGTCGGACCCTCGAATATCCGCTGGTCTGGTGTCTTGATGGCGGCGGCGGCGATCTTTTCCTGCGGCGCTGGCTCCATTGGGCCAACGAACTTCATCGGTTGCCCGGCCACCTGTTCCTCCGGCGGTGCTGGCCGGACCTCGTGCTCGGCGAGCCTGTCCATCGTGTCGGCCACTTCCTCAAGGTGTTCGGTCTCGGCTGGCGTGTCGCCCGCCATGGCTGCTTGTCGCAACGACTCGGCCGCCTGGGATGGTGTCTTGCCTTTGATCTCGTCAAGGAGTGGGGGCACCTTCGAGGCTGGCATGAGTTCCAGCGCGGTCCCGAAGGCCCCAATGACTGAGGCTGTCCCGTTCGCAACCGGAGCGGCGACGGCGGTGATCTTGTCCTGCAACGTAGAATTGGGATCGGCGAAGACCGGCTTGATCTTCTCCGCGCTTTCCACCGTCTGCCAGCCCATCATCGCAGCAAAGAGGCCGCTGATCGTCGCCAGTCCCTTTGCGGCCAGCGGATACGCCTCTGCCGCGGCCTTGAGTTCGCCGGCCACTCCGAGCGTGCCCACTCCGAGCGGCGTTTCGATTCCTTCGGCCAGCGGTTTCAGGGCATTGTAGACACCCCCGATGACCGCCGGATTCTCGGGGCCAAGAAAAGGGATGTTCGGCAGCTCGGGGGCCTTTGGGAGTTCGACGTATGGCTTGTTGATCGACTGCCAGAAATTGCTCCGGGTGGCATGGTAGTACGTCGTCGTGGCATCGCCCATCAGACTTTCCTTCCACGTCCAAGGTTGGATCTGACCGGCGTCCTGCTGTTCGTCCTGTAACCGCTTTGCGATGGCGCCGTGGAGTTCGGAGTCGCTTTTCACCGGCGTTTGCATCCCGAGCTTTTCCGTGGAGAGCGTTTCCCGAACGGCGGGCCAGTTGTGGGCGATGTAGTCGGGCGACATGCCCGGAAGCTGTGTTCCCGCCCACGCCTGATTGATCGCTGTGTAACGGGCCTCCTTGGGGTTCGGCGAAATCTTCTGAAGCGCCTGCAGGGCCGACTCCTGATCGGGCTGCAGCTGGTCCTTCGTGTAGACCGTCGCCCAGTCGGTGCCGCGCACAATCGGGCTTATCTGGGCCTGCGGCGGGGCGGCGGTGCTGACCGCATCCCATTGGCTCCGCTGGGGCGCAGCAGGCGGGGCCGCGCTCGAAACCGCATCCCATGCGCTCGCCGGTTGGGTCAGGTCCGAAGCCGTGACGGTCGGCTCAAGCGTTGTGGCGGGATCGGTCATCAGTTGGCGTAACGGAGTTGGCCGGATGGATCAATGAACGGTGCTCCGGCAGGAAGTTTCTTTACCTCGTCGGGACTCGTCAGCCGCACGGGTGCGCGTTTTGACAGGGTGGCCTTCACGGCGTCCATTACGAACGGCCGCTCTAGTTCCTGACGGTGGGCGTTGGCCTGGTCGAAGGTCGCCTTTTCTCCCTCGGGGCTTTGGAACCACTCGTGCATCTGATTTTGGATTTTGGCCGCGTGGATGTTCGCCGCCGAAATCACGTCATCCTTCTTCATGCCCGGGAACGGCCAGGGTTCATCCCCTCCGTCCTCCTTCATTTTGTCCAGCGCATCGAGTCCGCCTTCGATGGGTTTGTAGCTCGTGGTCGCCGGTGCCGTCTCGGTGGTCTTGCGGAATCCGATGAGGCCGTGTTTTTCCGTCTGGGCCGCCACGTCCTCGGGTTGAACCGGCACCATCGCACCCTGTGTGCGAAGATCCTTGTTCATCAGCTCGATCATCTGACGCTCGACCGGACGTTCCGCGGTCGTCCCGTTCTTCTTCACCGACGCCAATTGCCTATTGATGTCCGTGATCGCCTCCTGGCGGTGCGCCGGGTCGGTCAGCCCTCCTGCATCGGCCATCAGTTCGTGGGCGTAGTCGTCGGCGTTGGTCTGCCAGGAAACCGGGTCGTGGATTTTCGCCGAAAGAACATGATAGTTGTCGGTGTCCTCCCGGGCCAACCGGGTCTGCTCCTCCTTGGTCTTCGCCGCCGCCTGCCGGTTCTGGCGGTTGATGATCGATTGGCCATCGGTCGGGGCGATGGTGCCTTTCTTGACCGCATCTCGGATGTCCTGCTCGGGGACGATGCCGGTCGTTGGGTCGGAGCCGTTGAGGAGCAAGTTTTGCAGGTTGGTCTTCTGCCAGGCGTTGGTCTGGGTGCGGGCCGTGTTCTGCAATTGCTCAAGTTCCTTGGCGGAAAACACCTTGCTCGGAACGATGTCATTTCCCTGCTGGTCCTTGACCGGCAACGCGGCGCCGGATTTCAGAAGGTCGCCCGTCCCCTTGGGATTTACCCGAAGGCCATTCTGGATCGCTGTCATGGCTACAGTCCGGGGGATGTCGCGCTCCCACTGATCCATCGTCACAGGGTCCAACTTGGCCGAGCGTCCGAGGTTGACCACCGCCTGCATGTGATCGGCCGCGCCATCCAATCCAGCTTCCTGATAGTCCTTATAAAGCGTTCCCTCGGTGCGCTTCGTTGATTGGATTCTAGCCATCGTCACTGCTTGAATCCCTAGATTCTGGGTCCAGGAGCCAAGCGCGATGTCCACTTGGTTCTTCATGCCAGGAGGCACGCCGTCCTTTCCAGAGTAAACGTCATCTTTCACCTTGCTGGCCATCTCCTGGGCGCGCTGGAACCACTCGTCCTCGTTGGCATCGCCCTTGGTGCTTTCGATAAATGCCTGCTGAGCCGCTCGCATTTTCAGGTCGATGTCCGCTGCGATCCGCGCTCCCTTCTGGCGTTCGAGGTCAGCCTGTAGTGTGCCGGCAACGTCACCGACTTGGTCGATCGCATTGGCCAGGGCTTGAGCACCACGAACCCGAGGACCGATCAGCGCGCCGGGGTCCAGGCGAACGGATTTGTCCGGCGTCTGGATTTCCACTTCACTGCCCGGGACTGTGGGAATCTGTGCCATCAGAATAGTTGGTTGCTCAGGTTATTGGTCGATGGGCTGACACCGCCGGCATTCGGGGAACTGCTGCCGAACAGTCCCTGCTGGTTGTAGGAGTAGAGCTGCCCTGCCACCTTGCTTGCGCCGCTGAGAACCGCGGCCTGGCCTTCGAGGTCGTACTGATCGGCTTGGGCTGCCCCTTCGGCGATACCGGCTTGGGCCTCGGATGCCAGCGTCTCCTCCTTGGCCTGGGAATCCTGCCAGGCTTGCTGCTCCTTCATGGCAAATTGTCCTGCGGTAGCCGCCCGCACGGCCAGCGCCGAGCCAGTGTTACCAACCACTCCTGATGATACGAAAGCGGTCTGCTGGCGCGACATGTAGGTTGCCGCGTCGCTGCGCATGTTGTCGATATTCTGCTGCGTGTCCTCGTCGATCTGGGCCGAATCGGCGGCATCGACGTTCGCGTTGTACTGCGCGATCTGAGTAGATGTGGACGCTGCTGCTGAGTCGGCCTTCTTGGCATCTTCGGTTGATACCACCGTCGCGGCCGTGGAAGCTGCGGCTAGGATGTATGGAATTGCGGGTACTATGGGCATGTGACAACCCCACTCTCCGGCGGGTGGTAGTTTTCGACGCCGACCAAAGGCTTTGCGTAAAGGCGGTGCCCGCAGTCTTCGGCAGAAGTCACGTACCCCATCTTCGACATGATGCGCTCCTCGCTACCCTTCGGCTTCACGAAGGAAAGGACCGCGATGCACCCCTCGGCCTTGGCGACCGCCTCGAGATGCTCGTACAGCCCCTTCACGGCCATCAGGAGGTCACGGGAAAACGCGCACTTCGGGTTCGTGGTCGTCCACTCGATGACGCCGATCTTGCCCGGGTCCATGTAGAGGAAGCTCGCGGCGATTTCCACGCCAGAAGCCTCGGCCATCCACCCGCGCGGCAGTATCATCTTCGGGACGGCCAGAACATGGTGGTCCCTCCACCACGAGCAAAGCGTCTCGTAGTCCTCTTGAATAATAATGGGGCGAAAGTGTATCATGGGGTCGATGCGATGTCGTAGTCCACAGCCACGCCGCGGACGGTGAGTGGCAGCGGTCCCGATGTCGAAATTATAACCGGGATTGTCAGCCCGTAGTCCCCCGGGAAATCCGTGATTCGTTTATTGCCGGTGAAGAGCGGCGTCTCGGCCAACGGATCCGAGGTCTTTCGGAAGACGACTTCATGCTTCCGCGCCGACCCATCCGTCACCGTACAGGCGAGAGTATTCAATAGGCTCAAAGTCAGTCGGCAGACCTTCTTGATGAGACCCTGGGTGACTCCAGTGTGGACATCCACGTCCAAGTTCATTGGCTGCACGGTGCTGGTGAACGGCAGGCCGATCTGGGCCACCTGCTCGACCTCGCTGTTCGGCGTGAAGTTCGGCACCACGATATCCCCGCCAGCCGTTCCGGTTCCTGTCCCTGGTCCTGTGGCTACGAAGAGCAAGCCCACGGTATTTGAGACGGCGCCGATGGCCGTGAAGTCGGTAGTTCCAATGGTCAGGATCTGGTAGACGTTCCCGGTCACGAAAGTTCCAGCCTGCTGGGACACGGGAAATAACCCGTAATCCTGAGCGTTGATGCACACGGCGACCGTGCGGCCAGTGAGGTAGGCAAAACCCGGAAAGACATTGCTCGTTGGGCTAACGAAGGTCAGGCCGCAGTCCACATAGTAGGCTTGATCCTTGTCCGGCCCATAACCCGGAGTCTGTCCTGGCTGTGGTATAATGGACTGCCAGTTGATGGGGTTCATGCGCTCCATGAAGCGTGTGGAGACACCGTTGATCGTGCGGTTTACGACGCACCAGACCTCATCGTCATTCGTGCCAGTCCCTGGGATCGAACAAACCGACTCAAAACCTGCGTCCGTGACGGTATTCTGCCCTGGCTCCCAATTGTTCGTATCGTTTGCCGGATCGACGGTGCTGCCCGAGATGTTATTGATGCACTCGTACACGTTTTGATTGAGCAGCGACGTGGCGAACTGCCCCACGGTGTAGCTCGCGCCGCTCATCCACGGCTGCGTTACCAGGGGGCTATTCAGGCCGGTGTAGTGGCGGTGCCAGCCGAAGATTTCCTGGTCCAACTCGTAGGTCATCCCGACCATCTCGCCATTGAGCGTCGTGGCCCAGACAAAGCCGTTTTTCTGCCCCTGCTCCTGGTAGGCCAGTTGAATCGCCCCGCCGTTTAGAACTTCGTCGGAAAGCGCGGTCAAATCCTGGCTCATGTACTTGTTGGTCACCACCGAGTAGAGCATCTGCCTTAGAGACACGGCCTGACGCTGGGCGAATACCAGGGCATCCCCGACGACTTTGGCGGGAACATTCGGATTGCTCCCCCACTTGGATTGGCGCTGGGCATTGATATTCTGGGGGGTGATGGCCTGCGAGCCATCGCCGGCCGAGACGACCCACTCGGCAGTCGAGAGCCCGAGGAAGAGAGCGTCCTGGCTCTGCATCCAGAGGATCGCCCCATCCCCAACGGCATCGAGATCAAAGGCCATCCCATCGGTCGCCAGCGTCTGGTCGCCAAGATCCCAGTTTTGGATGTCGTCCGTCTGGGTGCCCCAGATCCGCTGCGGCTCGAAGGCCGTGAAGCCGCACCACACCCTCTGCTGAAACGCTGTGGTGCACGCAGGATAGCCGCGCACGGCCGACCACGCGCCCTCGGACCAGTAGACCGTGGGCCATCCATCTGCCAGCCAGTCTGTCGGATCGCTCGGGGGAGGAGTGCTTCCGGAGGTGTCGTTGATGCAGATGTAGTTCACCCCGTTGTAGCCAACCCGGTCCCCGCCCAAGTAGCCGTTGCCGCTTATCCACTCGTCGGCCACCGTCAGTGGCGTGATCACGGTGGCAACCGCATGGTAGGCGTCGGTCACCGCCGTTATTTGGACAATGCCGTAGAGGAAGGCGTCGACGCACTCAAAGACGATGCGTGGGTTCGTCGGACCAGGGGTGATAGGAACCGCGACATTCGTCACCACTATCTGGTAAAGCTGCGGCTGATCTGCTGTTCCGGCTATATCCACATTGCGGTCATTCCTGCCCGTCACGGTGCTCACCGACTGCCAAGTGTTACCTCCATCGTCTGAACTCTGGATTTCGATGTCGGCCGACCAGACGCCGTAGGTATGCACTTCCCAGGTTCCAAAGGCAGTGATTGTGCTCGATGTGCCCGCAGAGAAGCCACTGGCTGCCGTACCATCATATTCAACGTAGGCCGAGTCCCGAAGGTAGGAGAGTTCCCAGTAGGCTCCCACATGGCCAGAAAGGAAGATCGGTGTCTCGGTCCAGTCTCCGTCAGCCAGATCCACCGCAAAAATGTTTGATGTGTGTGGGACGTTGCACTCGTAGATATTACCACCCTCGAGCACCGAATCCCCGACATCGTAGTAGGTATCCGTCACCCAGGCAGGAGCGGTGGCGGTGAGGTTGGTTGATCCCGATGCCGAGGATGCCGCGATGGTTGTGTCGGTCGCATTTTCATCCAAAAGAGGAGGGGTCAGGTCTTGGACAACGGCATAGACCCAGTCGGTGTCCGAGTAGCGAGTAAGGGAAGCTCTCGGGTAGTTCGGGTGGCTGATGTAGATGACGTCGTTTATGTCGCAGAACTGGAGTTGGAAAACGTCCGTGGCCGCGAGGCCACCTGCCCCGACCAAGGCCCCATAGGGGGTTTCTAACTCAAGCGGACTATTCGTAGACCAATGAGCCGTGTCCAGATCAGGGGTGACAATGCTGTTGGGCAGCCCCACGAGGCATCGGTAGGAGACGCCCGAGTAATTCACGAAATCTCCCAGAGCGTAGGTGGACCCAGAGTTCCAAACGGGAGGAGCGAAGGTGGTTGGCGTAGGGTTTGGAACCTGAACCTGCGCTCCGTTGGAATAGAATCTCACGTAATTGTGCCCCCACTCCATGACGAACTTCGTGTTGGTCGAGAAGATGAACTCCTGCGAACGCGCGCAGTAGTCGCCAGCCCCGATGTATTTGGTCGGCGCAATCATTTGAAGCCCCAGCCTGCGTGTCGCCGGACCTGTCTTTAGCGCCAGCATGTTCCTTAGCTGGATGCAGGCCGCGCGGTACTTCTGCTGGTCGACGCGAGCGGTGAGCGTGGGGGACCATTCCCCAGCGCTAAATGAAACAAGGGCTTCTGTGGATTTCGCCACGGCTTATCCTGCCGTTGAACCCCAACGGGAACGGAGGAAATTCGACTCCCTCGTTGGATCGTACCGCCGGTCCTTTCGCTCGCCAGCGTCCTTCATGCGGGCGTTCGGAAGCACGTCGGTCACGAATCGCTGTCTTAGCTCCTGGGCCATCTTCCCATCGTCGCCGCGGATTACCGTGGAAATCTTGGACGCGAGAATGATCGCCAGGGCTCCGACAAAGAGCGGGTCGTAGATCGTCGTGTCCTGGATGAACGCCGTGTATTTCACATCCGCGTTCGGCGCGTTGCAGAAGAGACAGAGCTGGTTCGAGGTCGACTGGTTGGCTGGGTTCGGCGTCTGGACGACGTAGATTTCATAAAGGCTCCCCAGACCCCGCTGCTCGGTGCAGTCGTTGCCATTGAGTTCGGTGATCAAGAGATAGTCATTCGGCAGCGCGAAGGCGTTGCGCCACTCGTACATTCCTCCAGCATTGCCGGTGTTCGTCCCGTAGAAACTGGAGTAGATTTGCGCCCAGTAGCCGGCCGTCAGGTCGTTTATGAAATTGAACCCCGAAGTATAGGTCAGCAGGCAGTAGTAGATTGCCTCGCCGTAGGTGACGAGCGTGCCGCCAGTGTAGGCGGTGTGGGCCGCCCAATAGGGCGGGGGAGTGGTGGGAAGGGTCCCGGGCCATCCGAACCACGTCTGGGTGTTTCCGGGCAAAGGGGGAGTAAGAGGGGCAAGGTTCTGCCGCTTTTTTAGGCAGTTCCAGTTGTGGGCCCGGCCCGTCTCTCGGACGGACTGCCAGAAGGCCGCCGAACCGGCCAAGGCCCGGGGCTCGTTCGTGTCGTCGATCGAGTCGACCGCGGGGCTACCTACCTCCTGCAGGGCCAAATTAAGGATGTCTGTCGGCGAAAGGGGAGCGTAGGCGGCCATAGGATTAGGCGGTTGCGGGTGGGGGCGCAGGTGGCGGGGGTGCCACGGGATGGCCAGGGACGGGCGCTGGCGGGGCAGACTGAGCCGATTGGGCGGCAGACGGCACCGCGATGGATATCCGGGGCAGTTCCCCGTCCCTTACGGGCAGGGCGGCGGTTGCCGCGGCGATCTGATTGCCTCGTGGCGGCGGGTAGAACTTGACCGGCGACTCACCCAGTTTTCGGTGGATCGGCTTTGGCGCCCGCCCACGCTTGCCCAAGCCAGCCACACGCCTGCCTTTGCGGAGGATGCCGCCTTTTCGGCTTGCCGGATTTGACGCTTGGTCGGTGGATTTTATTGCGGCTACCATGATAAAAAAAAGAGCCCGAGAGCGGCCGTCCGCCCCCGGGCCCATATGCTTGCAAACCGACCAACGCCGCCGGGGAGGGAGAATCTCCCCAGCGGAATTAGCTCAATCCAGCCCGGCCAGACTGATGCGGAAGACGATGGTCTTGTTGGCTACCGGCGTGTTTAGCGTGGCGAAGGTCGCCACGAGCCAGGCCCAGTCGTCTTGGATTTGAGCCGGCGTGTTCAGGGTGGTTCCGCCCGAGAAGGCGAATCCGACCGTGGTGTTGCCGGCGGCGACGTTCAGGGCGCCCGAGTAGCGCGCCGGATCGTAGGCGACGGTTCCGCCTTGGGTGTCCGTATCGCCGACCGAGACGGTGGCCGTGGTGGCGATGGCCGTGGAGGCGATGTTCCCGTTGACGGGGTTCACGATCACGCCCTGGGGGACGCGAGCGATGTAGATCACATCGTTCGCAACCTCGTTGCCCGTCATCGTGTAGGTGGCCGTGATCAGTTTCACGTTCCCCATGTCGAGATTCGGGTCGTTCAGGTTGGCGAGGATGTTCACGCCGCCCGCTTGGACGGCGGCGATGTTCGAGTACCAGATGTTTGTGGGAGCTCCCATTGTTGTTATCCTTTTTTTACGAAGTTTTCTTCAGTGGGTTTCCCATCAAACGGTCTCGTCCGACGCGATGGTGCCGACTCCGGCCTCCTCCGTGCGGGTGAGATCCAAGAGCATGACCGTGCGGATTTGCAGGGCGTGCTTCTGGGTGGCGATGACGTCGACGTGCGTGCGGGTGTCCGACCCGATGCCCATCTTCAGGAAACGCTTCTGCCAGAAAATGCAGGTGCGGATTCCGGCCGATGTCACCGGGAGGAGCTGGGTCAACTTGAAGTCGAACCCGAGGAAACGCTGGATCTTGCCGTCGACCAGAGCCTTCACGTCGTTGTACAGGTAGTTCGCAACTTGGTCCACGTTGGTCAGCAGGTTGTTCAACTGCTTGGCCGAGTAGCCGAGGAAGCGATCCATCTGCGGGACTTCGTTCGAGTCCAGCACGTAGCGGGCTTGCGTCATCTTTTTCAGCGTCATGCCGATGTTGACCGAGCCGTTTCCGAAGGTGACGGCGATCTGGTTTGCGGCCAGAAGCTGAACCTGAGTCGTGCCGTTCGGTCCGGTGAAGTTCGTGCCCGTGGCGCCGTTGATCAGGACGATGTCCTTGTTGCGGTTCGCCACCGTCGCATGGGTCATGATCGCCGGACCCTCGGGGTCGGGCAACTCGCCAAGCGCAACCGGGTCGAACTCGTCGTAGATCGTCGTCTTGTCGTAGGGACGCGGACGCAGCCACCGCTGGCCGGTCGGAATGTTGCTTGGTTGGGACGGGCCAGCGCGGTCTGTGACCTCGCGCATGACGTCCGTCGAAGAGCCGTAAAGGTCGATCCGGAAATAGGCCCCCTTCACGTTCTTGAGTTCGTATGTTCCAGCAAATCGCTGATCGAGTTGCTGCGCCACCACCTGGTGCCAAGTGTCGTCAAACTGCGTTTGAAAATCTTGGACTAGGCTCGGCCAGACTTGTCCTACACCAGCCATAAAGAAAAAAGTTGGCTAACCGCCAGGGTGAATGGCCTGGCCCATTGCCCCGCCAGAAAAGAAGTATTCGCGCTATGCGCGGTTCAAATCTGAGGCATTGAACCTGCGGGCGATTTGGCCGAGTATCTCGGGTGTTCTATCTCTCACCGCTAGGTTGCGAATCCAGAAAAAGGTAGGTCCGCACCCAATGTCAAGCGGCAATAAAAGACCCCCGAGCACTCGTCAGCGTCCGGGGGTCAGTGGTATGCGGCTTACCGGGCCGCGCTTATCGTTCGTTTGGTTACGAAAAGTCAGGCAGCTTTTTCGGCCCTTCGGTCCTTTCTGTCAAAGGCTTTCTTCGCATCGTCCCAGACGCCGATGATGTCGTTCTCGTTGATGATGGTGAACATTTCGTCGCCGAACCGGACCTCGGATCCGGCGTAGCGGTTGAGCAGCACGCGGTCTCCGGCCTTCAGCTTGAATGCAATTCGGTTCCGACCCGTGCCCTTGCCGTGGCCAACCGCGACGACCTCAACCCCTTGGCGCTCCCGATGGACTCCCGCGGGGATCCAGATGCCCTTTCGGATTTCCTCCTTCTCCCTGATGTGCTTGATCAGGATGCGGTCCCCGATGGGCAGGCATGCCCCTTTGTGCACGATGCAGTTCACGTGGCGCTCGCGGATCGCGTACACCATCTGGCCATTCAGCTCGAAGCGAAACTCCCCTTCGACGAAGTTCTGAATCCACACGACCTGCCGTTTCTTGAGCAGACAGTCGGGACCGGCCGCGACCACCGGGCACCTGCCATATTGTCGAGCGGTGTCCGGCAGTTCGATGCCGCCGAGTGTTGTCTTTGCCTCCTTGATCGGCCGCAGGATCAGCCAGTCCTGCATGGGCCGAAGGGTGCCGGTGAACTGCTGCGCGCCGAACATCAGGCGGGCACCGCTTTTTTGCGGCGCTCGTTGAACAGCCGATAGAGTTCGTTCACCCGGTCCTTGGCTGCCTCGTGCTGCGGGTGCTCGCTCTCGTGCCATGCCTTATACATGGGGTTGTTCGGGTTGTTCATCACGTCAAGGGCCTGCTGGCGCTCGTTCGCTCCCGCGCCTTCCACCGCATCGCCTTTGATCAACCGGTCCTCGGAGACCAAGTTTGTGAACCGCACGCAAGCCGCCCGCACCGATGCGTCCCTGAAGAGGTTGCTCTTCGGATCGATGCCGAGTGTGGCGGCGCCTCGGGTGGCCAGGTTCATCGCCTTGTCCTGGTCGATCCCGGCCTTCTGCATCGCCTGGGCGAAGACGTTATCCTGGTTGGTCCAGTACTGCGACTCGTAGGTCTGGGCGGCGGCAATCTCCTGGCGGGTGGCCTGGAGCTGCATGTTCATCAGCTCCTTAAACTGCGACGGCCCGATGCTCAACTTCTGGGCGAGAGCCGCCCATCCGGCCACTTGGTCATCGCGCCAGAACTTGGCGTCCAAGTCGTCCGGCTTCGTGATTCCGTAGGCCTTCACCAACTCCGCAGGCTCCTTGGCGGTCGGGACGTTGTTGATCAGGTTCAGGTGCGCGGTGCGTTCGGCGATCTGCTGGGGGGTCGCGTCGGGAGGAAGCGGAGTCATCGCCTTGGCGACCGCCATCTTATTCGCCGCCGCGGCTCCGCCAAACAATCCTTCAAGAGTCTCGTATTTCCCGAACCAGTCCTTGTGGGCCTTGATCGCCTCGGGCGCCTTGTCCCAAACATCCTTGTTGATCTTCCCATCCGCTCCATAGAGGCCATCAAACCAAGGCTTATCGCCAGCGGGCGGCGGAGGAGGAGGTGCACCACCCGGGGGCGGAGGCGGCGGGGAACCGCCGGGAGGAGGAGGGGGCGGCGCGCCGCCAGGAGGAGGAGGATTTGCGTCAGCCATGGTCACTCATCCCCCTTTCCAGCGCGGCCACTGACGGCCCCGCGCTCGGCCTCTTCGTCGATCTCGGGCTCTTCCTCGTCGAACTCGATGCACTCCTCCGGGATGTAGGTCAGGCGATCACCCTTGATGCCGGCCACCGCCCGCGTGGCGACCATGGCGTTATCGACCTGATTATTCATGCGGACGCAACCGCGGAACTCCATCACGCCGTCGACCGGGCGGGGCTCCCAGAGCGGTTCAAGGTAGGAGACCGGGCCGCTATACGTTCCGATCACGCCATAGCGCGCGGCGAACTTGCTCGGGAAATAGCGGTGATACCACTCTGCCACCGCGGGCGTCTTGTCGCCCTGAAGGCGATCCTTTTTCGGGCGCGGTGGGATGTTCTTCGTCAGCGGTTGATCGGCCTTCAGGTCCGCCCGGACGAACTCGCGGATTGGCATTTCGTTCTCGGCCAGGAAGGTGATGACTCCCAGCTTGAAGCCGCGCAGGAAGCTCAAGGACGGGAATGTCACGTCCCGAGTGTCGGGATCGTAGGTGGCGACCACCTTGTCCTCTAGGATTTCGTCGCCTTTGCCTTTCTTGCGGTGGATCGCTTTTGTCCCCGCGTCGTAAGAATACGTTATCGGTATGCGTTCGTCGGCCATGGTTTTCTCCTTTGGTTAGTTTGTGGGTCGTTCTGGACTAAAATTCAAGCAGGCTTCGATGTAGAGCAGCACCGACCGGCTTCCCTCGGCATGGCCCATGCGGATCGGACAGCAGATGCCATCCCTACCAGGGAGCACGGTGGTCTGCTTTGCGTAACACCGCTTCTGCAAATCCTCCCAGACCATCTTCTGGATGTCGCTTCGGGTCTTTGGGTCGTCGCCGAACACAACCTTGTAGGCGTGCATCAGACGACCGTATTCGGCGGCTTCCTCTTTGCGTTGCTCGGCGGAGGTGGGCATCGGTTATGCCGCGGCTTGGCCGGGATTGGTCTGCGGGATCGACTCGGACACCTGATCCTGAATCTGCTGCGGGGCCTTTCCGAGCTTGCCGGCCGCATTCGCCGCCTGTTCGGCCAGGTCCATGGCGCGCTGCTGTGCTGCCTGCTTGGCCCGCGCGGCACGCAGGGCGATCACCTGCTTGAACGGACGCTCGAAGGCGGCCGACATTCCTTGGTTGATGGCGAAGGTGCGGAACGCCGCGTCCAGATCCCAGTTGTCCAACAGCTCGGGCTTCTTCATCGCGTCCGCGGCCTGGATGACGAACTGCAGGGTGTCCATCGTGGCCTTGTTCTGGAGGGCCTTGAGAGCTAGGGCTAGGCGGCTCGTGTAGGTGATTTCCGGCATGGCCAGCCGCATCTTGTTTTTCATCCCCGGGACCGGGACGTACATCGACCTCGGAGGCTTCGGGAACTTGCCCGCACGAAACAGGATTCCGAAGATGCGCTTCAGGTCCGGGCCCGTCTTTTCCGAGATCAGCCGCATGAACATCGGGCTTAGCTGCTCCAGTTTTTCCCCCATGACCTGCGAGATCCCATAGGCCGTTGCCTTCGAGACATCGATCTGGGAAAGAGCTTTGAAGACGTCGACGTAGAACATCCGGTGGACGGCCTGCTGCTTGCCCTCGATCGACTTCTCGGTGCCAACGACATCGGCCTCGGTCATCCACTCTTCGGGCTTTCCCCCGCCCGGAAGATTCGGGTCAAAGCTGGTCCGTCCCCCCGGGCGAAGGTCAACCTGTCCCCAGAGGCCGATGGGTTCCAAGATTCTCGGGTTGGCGCGCAGTTCTATCTGCCCATCGGAGAACCGCACCATGTAGTTCAACTGCCGGACGTTCGGCAGCGTCTCGAAGGCCGGCGAGTATCCCCATGGCGAGCCCGTTCCCCACTCGTCGAAGCGAGTTACGGAATCGGGCATCTCGTCGTAGCCGGAGATTCGCACGCAGTCTTTTTCGTCCATGTCGATGTAGATCGAGGCAATCGGCTTGTTGCGGCCATCCATCTTCATCGGGTCGCGCTCCATCTCGGCGCGCGGGCGGATCGAGTGGAGGAACTTGAACTCTTTGTCCATGTCCTTGCCGCCTGGGCTCAGGTAGGCATCGCGGCATTTCTTGCAAAGGTTCTCCGGACCGAAGGCCTGCGCCGCTTGCCGGGCCGTCAGTTTGAACTCGGCATAGACGGTATCGACTATCTCCTCTTCGTCGTTCGCTATGCAGTAGGTCGAAATCTTCCGGCTCCGGCAGTTGATCGTCGTGTGCTTGCCCTCCTCGATATGCATGTGCCCGGTGCCGAAGACCGTGCGGCTCTTGTACTGCGTGCCGCTCACCCGATAGTAGTTCGACCGCGAAAGCTCATCGAGCGCAATCTGCGTACAAATGCCGGTCCAAATCGCCCCATCGTCGTCTTCCTCCATGTTGAGGAACTTCGGCGGTGTCCAGGCGAACCACGGCTCGGTCGCAGGGGTGGCCCAGTTGGATTGCCCGGTCGTGCAAATCCGGGCATCCTCGATCGCCGTCGTGTCGTAAAGCCTGTCACTCCACCCGCTAGTGCCTTCCGTCTTCTCGTTGTCTATATCACTCATGTTCGGCAGATAATAATTCGATAAACTCTGCCAAGCAGAATCCCAGATTCCTGTGCGTGCGTTCCGCAGCTTCTCGTAGCGGGACAACTCCTGGTGGGCCAAGTCGGGATCGCTGTGCGAACGGGGCGGAGGTGCTTCGCCCGACGGTGCCCTGGTGATGTCTTGCACGGTATCTACGGCGATGTCGGGCATGTCAGCTCCCTAAAGTTTTGGCGCCTGGTCCCATTGACGCCGGAGGTTGCTTTGGATTTGTGGGTGAGGGCGTTGGATTGCTGGGAAACCAGCCGCCAGTGTCCCCAGCGAAGATCGTACTGGTGAACCCACGCTGCTTCAACGCCTGCCGCCTTGCGTCCTGCTGTGCCTGAACGACCTCGGCAGAGCTGTCGGTCACGGGAGGCGTCGCCGCGGGGACCGACGTTGCGGCAATATTCGGCTGAGCGGGCGTCCCCCCGCCGAACATATTGCGCTGCTCAACCTGTCTGCGCAGCGGCCAATGGTGATTCGATCGAATCATGGGTGAGCCTGTGTATTCTCTCGATGGGAAATATTTGCAATTCCAATTTACCTTCACGTAGGCGCTCGAAGGCTATCCACGGAAGAGGAAAAGGGAGGATCGACCATGCTTTGCTCATGTCGCCCGCCATCGCATGGATGTACCAAGTGTCCGCGAACTCCCTCGGCATGATGTCCAGTGGGATGCCGGTCCCCTCGTGGCGGCTCAGAAAGAATCGGCTCGTCGATCGCCCCATGATGAAGAAGTCCGGCGTGGCGAATCGAAATCCGTGCATCGAGTGCCAGTCGTCGTAAAACTCGAACGGGTGCTCCTGGGGGTGGAGGCGGTAGGCCTCGGCGATTTGCTCGAAGGGGCTCATTCGGGTGGGTAAAAGTAGAGTTTTGTTTCGCTGGCTGACTCCGTGGCTAACGTCTTCGCCCAAGCGCAGAACAGATCAGAATTGTTCCAATCGCCGCGCCTGATGCCGATGACCCACTGACCCCAGGCAGTCAGGAAGATGCCGAATGACTGCGCCTCGAACGGTCGGGCCTGGCGCTCGATCTCGTCTGGCACATTTGACCGGCTAGTCGCCATGACGAGTACGGACTCCACCGAAGGGCGCCGCATCGGATAGTATGCTCGCTGCGTGGTCATGCCAGTATGCTCCTTGGTTTCGGCCGCCAGTCGCCGCGGGCCGCATTCCAACCGGCCAGGATGACCTTGCGTTCGCCGCCCTGGCTCTGGCGGGCGATCATGCTCGTGCCGGGCAGCAGTCCTTTTAGCTCGGCTTCCGCCAGGCAGCGGAGGGCATCGGCTCCGTGGCTGTTCTCGTCGTGGACCGGCATCTCCTTGATGACGCCGCTGCTCGCGTCCTGCTTGGTGTGGTAGCCTTCAAGGCAACCGATGCCGGATGGCATGATGCGACCCTCGTGGAACCACTCTGTTCCGCAGTTCGTCTTATGGAAGACGAAGCGAGGGAGCAGGGATCGGAGACGCTGGATGCCGAGCCATTTGTCATCGCAGACGGTCACGACCTGGGTGTTCGGCAGTCCGCACTCGCGCAGATAATCCCGATAGCTTTTCCCGCTGAGTTCTTTCGAGTCGGCGTCGTGCGGCAGGAAGTTGGTCTGCACGACCGTCTCGTAGCGGCGCTCCCACTCGCGGACCACCGCGGAGTAGTAGGGCGGATCCTCCCCGCAGTTGCAGCGGTAGGCCAAGACCCAGAACTCGGTGCCCACGAGCTGAACGAGCCAGATCGACGTGAAGTCGGAGCGGCCGATGTCCCAGAAGGTCAGCAGCGGATTGTTGCGGTCGTGCTCGAAATCGACGATCCGCTTCTTCGCCCGAAGCTGGGTGATCAGCTTACCGTAGATCGAACCCGAAACGACGGCCTCGAAGCACTCCTCCACGACCGACGGATACTCTTTGAGGATCGACTCGCCGATAGTCTGCTTCTTTTTGACGTACCAGTACATCTGCTCGCGGGTGAGCTTGATGCCGCGCTGGGCCAGGCGCTCGAAGTATTCGGCGTCTTCCTGGCTGAGCTTGAACCACTGATCGACCGCCAGCGTGTATTTGCGATGCCTCCACCACTCGAAGAAATGGAACCGCCAGTCCATGGCCGACAGCGGTTCGCGGGCCTCCATGGCGATCCGATTGAAGTGGTACGAGACTCCGAATTTCCCGCCCTCGTGCGAGGATTCGATGACGACCGTGTTGCCTGGGTGGACAGTGTTGACCGCGCCCTTCTTGATTTCCTCCGCGCGCTCAGGGTCGTAGAACGAGATGTAGGCCAGCTCCGTCACCCAAAGGAACTGCAGGGTGCCACCGCGCATGTTTGTGCCGCACCAGACCTTCGATCCGTTCTTCCACTGCATTTCCTTCTTATTGTCGAAGACGAGAGGCACAGAAGCTTTGATCAGCGCACCGATGCCCGAGGTCGTCGGGTCGTCTGCATCGTCCAGGTGCTCGTAGGCGAAGCTGATCTTGGCAAGCTTGCGCTTGCCGTCGTCGTCCGTCTTGTCGATCACGCCGCAGGTTTTGTTTCCCGAGAAGAGGCAGAAGTCCAACACCCGGATGGCGACGTAGGTCGAGATCCCGATCTGGCGGGTCTTCAGCACATCGTTCAAGCAGTGCCAGTTGTTGTGAAGCGCCACCTGCTCCTCGTTGGGGTGAAACTTCACCTTCCGGCCGTTCTCGTCCTCGATCCAGTAAAGATTGTCCAAACGCCACGCTTGGCTGGCGAGCTTCCGGCGTATCTCCTCGCGGGCCGCTTCCTCGGACACGTGGAGTTGGTCGGCGTCGGTCATTAGAATAGTATTTCCGTGATCGAATCGTTGGTTCCGCTGTCCGTGTAGTTCGTCGCGCAGGATGCGAAGGTCAGGTCTCTCGCGCTCGATGTGTTTGCTGACGAATCAAAAATGAATCCGGTTCCTGTGCATTCCGCTATGAAGCAAGTTGCCACTTTATTATAGTAACCAGCCAATGAGATTCCGTTCGTGCAGGTTGATGAACCAACCACACCGAGACGGCAGCCTGTGATTATGTTGTAACCGCCAGCTCCTCGTGAACCCGAAGCCTGTTTGATCCCATACGTCGGCGTCCCGTTCCAAAGCACGTAAAGTTGGTCCACATTGTTCTGCGCAGAGCCGCCGAAATCCACGGCCCCCACATAGGGATTGCAGTAACATCCACCCTTTATCCAGGTATTCCCGGTCCAGTCCCCACAAACCCACCCTTTTCCCACATTAACGGCATCGCAGTTGTTGAAGACCGTTCCCTCAGTGGCAAGGGAGGCCCCGGAATTACCGTCTATATTGTACGCGATTGTTGAATTAGTTCCTGCGTAACCATACACAGAGCACCCATCAAGGTATGTGTTTCCACCCACCGTAAGAATGTTGAAGCCTATGGTCGGCCAGCTTGCGCTAGTGGACTGTTGGTAGGTTATGTCATTGAGGTAAAAACGCAGGGCTGGAAAGGTGCTCCTCAGGTCCACCCCGTGGTCCCAGTTGCCAGTGATTAAAATGTCGGCAGCGACCAAAAGCGTCGTGATCGCCGCAGCGCTCGATCCGCTTGCGTAGGCGAGGGCGTAATATCCTGACCCAGGGGTTCCCGTCTGGTTGAGGGCTAGGTTCCTGATTTGGGCAGTCGAACCCCCCGTCCCATAGTTAAAATAGATCCCCTGACCTGCGCAGTTCAGATTTGTGCAGCTCTGGCCGTCGCCCAGTACTAGGGCCGGGACGGTGATAGCCGTCAAGTTGCTTGAAATCTTGTAATTGTTTGGAGTCGCTGGAAAATATAGAACGCCAGCCCCGGCAGAATTTAGGGCGGCTATGGCCGAGTTGATTGCACTAGAGTCATCCGTAGACCCATTGCCAGTAGCGCCGTAAGTTTTGACGTTGAACCACGGTAAGGCGCCGGATGATCCGTTCGCCGCAGCGGTAAGCCTACCATCGGCCCCGACCGTGATGTTCGGGTTGGTGTAGGATCCAGGCGTCACTGCCGTCGCCGGGATGTCGGCCGCAACCATGCTCCTGAACGTCGGTGCTGCTGCAGACCCGCTCGCTGGTCCTGCGAGAATTTTATTCGCAAGCTGGATCGCCTTCGTGAGCGCCAGTGTTCCTGAACTTGTGATCGGACTTCCTGCGACCGCCAAAATATCGGTCGGCACAGTCATCGCCACACTTGTTACAGTTCCAGACCCACCCCCACCGCCTCCAGTCGGTGTTCCTCCGGTTGCTGGCGTGTTGTCAGGTTGGGGCCCTTGCGCTGCCCTGTCTGTGACGGTGACCGATCCCGTATTGCTGGCGGGTGAGCCGGCCATAACCTTCCTCCTCTATCGCTTCCGGTGGTCGACTATGCGATGGCCAGGGTGATGCGTGTGGGCGGACTTGTCGGCCTGGTGGAGCGCGGCGGCGACCGCCTGCCTTTGCGGATGGCCAGCGGCCCTCATCTCGCGGATGTTCCGTGAAATCACGCTCCTGCTCGTCCCTCGGTGGAGCGGCATGATAGCCCCCTTACTGAGCCGATGCAGAGCGTCCTATCTCGTGCCAGTTCGAGCCGTCGGAAACCCACGTCATGCTGATCGACTTGCCCGCCGTCACGACCGCTGTAGCTGTCGGCAAGAAGTACGTCCCGAGCGTGTAGGTCACGGTCCCGCTGGCGTCGGCCGATAGGATCGTGATCAAGAACTGCCCGAACTGCCCGGTCTGGCCGGCGTTCACCGTGCAGGTCGCCGAGGTGGTGTTGACCCCCAGAATCTGATGTACGGCGCCGAGCGACGGATTGAGAGTGATCGTCGCCGCGAAGGTCGAGTGGAGGATCGGGGCACCGGGTCCGCCCGCAATCTGCGCGAGAGGTGCGGCCGGCTGGTTGTAGATCGTCGCCTGGGCGTGGACGGAAGCGGCGAAAACAATCAGGGCTGCCGCGAAGAGGAATGAGGAGAACTTTTTCATGGTTTTGGAAACGAGGAGGGAAATCCGTTTGTGGGACGTTTGGCCTTGGCTGTCAAGAGTCCCTGAGCCGCAGTTCGGAATGCCCAACCCACCACTCGGTCAGGGGCGCGTGGTTGCCTTCGATGAACGGTACGTCCTGAAAACCTCGGTCTGAGCCTTCATGGGAAATGCCTCGCTGGTCCGGGCTGAAGACTCGATCGTGATTTCCAAGCTCGGCCGCCCACCAGCTAAAGGTCGAAGGCGCTCGGAACAAAACCTTGGCACGCATCAGCAGAACGAAGTCTGGCAGGAAGCCTATGCCTGGGATGTGGTCGCTCGCACGTCCCTTCCAGCGGAACATGGGGTCAATATGCGGCACGGTGCTGGGCTCCTCCTCAGAGACGAACACGAGCTTGGCTCGGTCCACCCCATACTGATCGCAGGCCCGGAGGTACGAATCTTTGCTGATGCAAATGAATCCCCCGTGCGTCACATAGTCGCCCCAACGTAGGTGCGCTGCAGCCTCAACCGTCGGCACCGAACGAAGCAGGTCTAGAATCTCCGGCCGGAACTTGAACCATCGCCGTGCATCCGCCCGCGTGTATATCAGGTGCTTGCCGTGCTGCGGATCGCCCCGGATGCAAACGTCCACCCGCCCGTTCCACTGCTCGAACTCGAACGTGCCAACCTCGGGCAGTCCGTTTGGGTACATCGGCATTGTCTCATGCTCGATCCCGAATATCTCATGGGCCTGCGGCCAGGGGCTCGTGCGCAGCGTGCAGCCGTACTGCTCAGCGTACTTGCGGGCGAATGCGTATTTAAACAGTCGATTTCCCCAGCCCCCGCTCATCTCGCAGTCGATGAAGGGCATGGCTCACTTCGGATTTAGCCACGCCTCGGTCGCTCGGTCCTGCAGCCACTTGATCAGCGGGCCGGCAACGAGCGTAGGCACGGCAATGATCACGTCCTCGTAGACGAATACCGCGCGCGGATACCGGGTGAGCAGCTTCACGATCAGCGAGAGGTCAGGCCACTTGTAGGCATCGTGCGGGTGGACCGGGGGACCGAGAAAGTACCGCGCGTCGTCGATTAGGATGATGTCCTCCAGGTTGTATTCGTTGATCGCCAGAAGTTCTCGGACAACCGGGCATTCGTCGCCGCTGTCGCCGGCCGTGTTCGATCCCGGTCCCATCCAGTGGGCGTCGAGCCAGAAGATGGCGGGTTCTCCGCGAGCATAATACTCAAGAACTTTTGCCGAATCCCCAAAGACGACTTCTATATTCGGCGAGGTTATGAACCGCTCGCAAGCCTTCTGTGCAATGTCCGCTTTGGCCTCGATCGTAAGGACGTGCCCGAAGTGCTGCGCGGCCCAGGCGGCGCTGTCCCCCCCGAGCGTACCCGTTTCGATGAATCGTTTGATGCCGCTCTTGTCCTTGAGGAACAGGACCAGCTCTTGGGGGATGCCGTGTCGTATGGCGCCCACGTTATTTGATGACGCGCTCCAGCCGAGGCAGAATGTACTCCCGTTTCTTCGTCGCGTGGGTCAGTCCGTCATCATGCACATTGCCCCAATTCTCCCGTACGTTGCGTTCTGAGAGGCGGGCGCGCATCCCATCGTAGCGTCGGGCGATGCGATCAATCGGGCCCAGTTGGTGGCAGTGGAGCATGAAAACAGGTGGGTAGGTCTTCGCGGTGTCCTCCCGCATGTTGACCGCTCGGCCATCGTAGAGGACAGGCCGGCTCTCGTGCGCTCCGATCCCGAAGCCGGACTCGGCCACTATCGTAGGGCTGAACATGACCGGCTTGGCGTACCACTTGTCATCTCTGGCGCCGATCTTGACATGATCGTACAATTGCCCAGGTCCACTCGGGAAGGTCTCGGAGAACATTTCGAAGCCATGTGGCTTGACGATCCCGATGTCGAGCCGGGCGTAGGTCTCCAGCGTGTCCGCTATCCCTTCAGGGAAGTAGATCAGCTCGTCGGCGTCGACGACGATCACCCAGTCAGCCTCCGTTCCCCGCCAGCACTCATTCTTCAAATCCCGCGTAGTGGCGTCGTTCATCTGGCCGCCCGTGTCCCAAGGGACCACCGCACCGTACTGAAGCGCGATCTGCCGAGTGCGATCGGTAGATCCTGCGTCGTGCACCACGATCTTGCTGGCGAACTGCGCGTAGTGCCGAAGGGTCCACGGAAGGATGTCCTCCTCATTGAAGGCGATGATGTGCACCTCAATCTCCATCTCTCGGAAATCGTAGTGCTTGTGGTGGCGCAGGTAGGGGCGCTCCCAAAATTCCCGGTAGGCGTAGGCGTCCAAGCCGATCACCTCTTCAAGCCTGATCAGGTTCCAGTCCTGATGGACGCCCTCGGGGTTGATCGAGCGGTGCTCGCCAGAGTACCCAGGCTTGCCGGGCATGCCCTTGATGCCGACCACGAATCGCTCCGAGTCGTTCCGGGGCATGTGGAGGTAGCGTCCTCCGTCCTTTAGCCATAGCCGGGTGTCGAAGAATGGGCTGTCGTAAGACTCGATCGTGTTGCACAGGTACTCAAACAAGTCGGAGGTGATCGCGGTCTGGCAGAGAGCGGCGTGGCGGACGTTGCAGCATTCGGACCACCAGCGGTGGCGCACGGAATAGTAAAAGGCATCTCCCTGGCCTACGATGTCGAAACTCTCCAGTTGCTTGGCGCACCACGCGAGCCAGTCGGGATGATACCAGTCGTCATCCTCAATCCACACCAGCCCTTCACCCTTGACCTGGCCGGACTCGATGGCCTTCAGGACTTTAATCGGCATCGGCTCCGGGCCGTCGAGGACCAGCCACTGGTCGGGCTGGCGGGTCTGCCGATCGATGTACTTGCGGCACAGCTCCATCGCCGCCGGGCGCTCGTAGGTGCAGGTGAGGGCGGTCAGATTCATCGAGTGACCCTAACCCAAGAACGAATGACCCTGCGCCATGGGAATCCCCACATTGTGCAGACCGCCCATCCATCGGGTCCGATGTAATCCACCAGCCAGATGGTATTCGAGTCAACCTTCGCATTCCGTTTTTCAGGCATGCAAGCGTCCTCGCATTCGTAAACGCGGTCGCCGGGTTTGGTTGTTGACTGGCTCATATCTCCTCGTTTCGGAACAGCACGTCATGGCCGTAGTCCTCGACCAGCGTCCACTTGCCGGGCAGTCGGCGGTGGATTTCCTCGCGCCCGATTTGGCCTTGGTAGAGCTCCTGCTCCCAGACCTCTGTGTAAAAGTATCGGGTGCGCGCCAGCGCCTTCTGGCCGCCGGCCAGCACCAAGTCCTCCGCGCCCTGCACGTCGCACCAGATCCAGTCAATTGGTCCAACCTTCAATTCCGACATGGCGAAGTCGAGCTTCGACATCGGGACGGCGGTCGGCGGTGCGAACTTGATCTGCGGCCAAATCGTCAGGTGCTTGACCGGCTTCTTGACCGAGCCGGATAGCGTGTGCTCGATGGAGGCGTACCAGCGGGACATGCCGGTGCGGTCTCCGATGGCGCAGGGGATGAGTTTGAAGCGGTCGGCCAGCGGGTGGGCCTTCAAGGTCGGTTGGTGGTTCGGCTCCGGCTCGAAGGCGATGTAGGTGTAGGGCTTTCCCAGGTCGAGCAGCGCCTGCACGTAGTGGCTTGTGTCCGCTCCGTCGGCCGCGCCGATCTCGAGCACGGTCGGCTTGGCCGCGCCGGCGATCATATTAAGATAGCGGTCGGTGATGTTCATGGCACTTCCTCGTATGTCGCCGCGAATATATCCGGCTTGCAGGGGTAGAACTCGCCTTTGACGCCCTTGATGATCCAGTCGCCCTCGGTGGCGAGCATGGTGCCTTCGGGTGTTTTGATCAGCAGCCCGATTCGATCATGGTCTATGTCGCGTGGGTTGTCCCCGTATTCTCCTGGCGCGCTATACACCCACACGCCTTTACCAAAAGCCTCCCTTGAAACGAAATCGCAAATCTCGCTCCACGTCCGCCAGCTTAGCTGGATCGCCTCAATGACGACAGGTTTCTTGCGGAATTTCATCGTCACGATGTCCGCCTGAAAGCCCGCGTCCCGCAGTCGATGTTCTCGGTCGGGTCCGGGCAGCCCTCGGCAAATGGCTTCCATGGCTCCCAGGGGAAGTGGATTGCCTCCAGCGCACGGTTCACGTCGACGGCGAACTCTAGAATCTCCGGCCCATGGTATTGATGCCCCCACCCCTGGCAGGCCGGGTTCGTGTCGTGGTAGCACATGAAGCCGCCCGGCCTCACGCGGGCGCCGTAGCGCACGGTTTCGATCATCACATGATTCGAGCAATGACAGCCGTCCACCCAGACCAGATCCAGCCCGAACGGGACTTGGTTAAAGACCTCCGCCGAGTCGCCAATAATCACCGCCGCGTCCTTCGGGATGTACCGCGGGCGGGTCAGGCCCGGGTCCGGGTCTATTCCCCAGTACATAAGCTCCCGACCGTGGGCCTTGCAGTACGCCTCCAGGCCTCGGGCGGTGTTGCCGTCGTGCATGCCGATTTCGCAGATGCGCAAGGCGGGTGTGCCGGCCTCCAAGATCGCCGCGAGGCACTTCTCGAGGACAGCGACGTCCTCGTTCAAAATCGCGCCGTACCCACATTCAAAGAGTTTGCCGCTCATAAAATCAGTAGCAGAGCTTTTCGCGCTCCTCGTCGGACACCGACCAGCGCAGGCGATCCATCACAGCTTCGGTCTGTCGATTGAAGAACTCCCAAGCATCAAAATCATCCATCTCGACGCCTTTGATCTGGCCATCGGGATAGCGCACACAGATGCGGCAGGAGTGGCGCTCCCAGGGCAGCATGTCGACCATGACCTCGCCGCCGAGCGTATCGCACAGCCACTGGACGGTGGTCGTATCAACGATCTTGACCGGAAGGCGCTGCACCTTGGCGCGCCGCTCGCGCAACTCATCCATCGCCATGCCGGCGAGGAACTGTGCCCCTGCGCCGTCGTAGGCTTCCCCAACTATGCCGCAATCAAAGGTGTGCCTCATGTCTCGTCGTCCCAGTCCTTGTTGGATTTGTCCACGGCCCGAGTCAGCCAGAATATGCCCACGACCATGATCAAGCCCAGCACGACTGAGGCGATGGCGATCATCGCATGCCGCCGTGAACATTCGCCTTGGAATAGGCTGATGCGCCCGGCTTGTCAGCTTTCCTCGCACGCTTGATTTTCGCCTTGTGGATGTACCACTGGCCGATGGATCCCATGGGATCACCCTTGCTCACGGCAGAGCCTCCGTGTCGACGCCCGGGATGGCAGGCCACTTCTCGGGGAATACCGTGCCGTCCGCGTCGTGGTGCCTGATCTTGGTCTTGGTGTCGACGAAGATGGGGATCTGGGCGCAGCGGCAGAGGTAGTCCAGGAAGTAGTCCTCGGGGAACAGCCGTCGGTCCATCACGGGCTGCTGGTAGAATCCGGTCACGGCCTCCCCGGTGTCGGTGTCGATGTACTCGATCGACTGGCCGCCGGCCTTCGGGTTCACGTCGGTCACGAATATGCGTCGGATTTCCCGGTAGACCTTGTTGATGATCAGCTTGGCGCCGCCCGCCGCTTCGGCGACCTGGAGGAGTCCGTCGGCCTCGTGCTGGACCTCGGCGACCGGCAGGAACGTGCAGGCCCACGAAGGTCTCTTGGTCCGCCGGCAGTACATCCCGGCCACGATGGGCTTGCGGTGGCCGAGCATCCGAAGGACGAACGCCGCTGGGTCTTCCGGGCGAAGGTCCTGGTCCCAGTTGAGCGTCCAGGTGCTTGTCCCTTTGAGGATGTCGTGGATCGCCCCGTTGCGGGCCCGGCAGATGCCGCCGACGGCGGCCAGGAACTCGAAGGTGTAGAACGGGTGGTCCGCCAGTTCACGGAGCGCGCGGCCGATCTGGGGCGCCTGGTCCTGGAGGTACTCGGCCTGCTCCTCGGGCTTGGTCGGGAACCAGCGGAAGGGCGTGACGATGGTGACGCCGATCTTCCCCGTCTTCGCCACCTGCTCTTCGATGGAGGGGGACTTGGCGACCTTCTTCACGATGTCGATCACCTGGGTCTCGCCCGCCTTGGTGCCTTCGACGTCGGCCTGGGTGGCGGGGAGGGCTTCGGTCATAGGAGGTTGGTGCGCACGAACCGGAACTCGGTGGGCAATTCGACGATGGGGCCTTTGAGCATCGCCTCCAAAATCTCGCGGTCCTTCGCGTGCGCCGCAGCGCGGGCGTGCATGCGGACCAAATCACCTTCCACGTATGGGACTGGCTTACTCCACTCGCCCACGCCAATCGACGCCAGCACGTCGCGCCGAAACATCTCATTGAGCGTTGGTTTCAGCACCGGCAGCTTGGCCGCGATCGGCACGAACGGCGCCAGCCCCAAGAAGCGAAAAAAAGAGCGGCGGTTCATCGTGAGAGCAGAAACGCTGCGAAGTCTCGGCTGTAACCCCAGCGGTATCTCCACGCCGAGATTGCCTCTCCGATATCGAGCAGCAGCCCAGTGGGCCCGTAACGTGGCACGGGGAAGCGATACACAGCCAAGCCTCGGGGCAATGCCTTCTCCACCTTGTCCAGCATGCCTATTTCACGGAGATCCTGCCGCGACAGATCGATCGTGCGAATCGGCTCAAGCATTTGGGGCACCTCGTTCATAGCGCCGACGAATCGAGGCTTTCCCACGTACCCATGCAAGCGTTTTCCACCGCGATGAAGCCGTAGGGCATCGCGAATATATCCCACCAAAGCTTGATCGTCGGAAATACCCTCACATACCTAATTCCTGGCGGCGGCTCGACTTCTCGCAATACAGAGATCATGGAGAAAAGTCCTTCGGATCGCTTGGTTCAGATTGGTACACCATCGGTTGGTTATCCACGATGTCCACCTCGGCGTACAGCCGTCCGTCCGGCTTCAGGTCCAAGCTCACCACCTTGGCCGACTGGCTATCGCAGACGTGCAGCAGGACTATCGTGTCGCCGTCCTTGGCCTCCCGTGGGGCGTCGGTGATCAGCTTGTGCCTGCCCGGTATCAAGCGCGGGACAGCATTCCCTGGTATACGGTCGATGCGGTAGATCACAGAAGTTTCCCTGATGCCTTGAGGTACGGCCCATGTCGGCGCTCCCGGGTGATCGTTCCGACAGGCTCTAATTCTAATACTTTCTTTTCGGCGATCATATACGGCAGTCGGTCGTGGATTACGGCGTCGATCACACCAGCCTCGCTCATGTCCAGCGTCCGGGCTAGGTATTTGAGTTTTACGTCGGTCTCCTGCTCGACCCGGTACGCTCGGAGTATCTTCGGCATGTATAGCAGCTTCCTGTATAGCAACCGTCAGTCAAGCCCGATCTGCTATACGTTCACGACACCCGCTCCGCGAACTTCTCTACCTTACCGCCGTCGATCGAGGTCAGCAGCTGGCTGAAGCTTTCGACGATCTGCACAACGTGCTTCTCGGCCGGCCCGTCGCCCGCGATCTTCGTGTAAACCTCGAGCGACCGGGCCCGGGCGTTCATGTACGCCGGGCTGGCGCCGCGGCTGCGCGCGTCCCGTGCCAGGATCTCCAGACGCTCCTCCCGGGTGAGCAGCCGGTGAAGCTCGAAGCGGCCCTGCAGGCGCTTGATCTCGGCTCGAACCTTTGGGTTCTGCGCTATGCGATAGCCGTGCGTTGCGAGATATCGGGCGCTGGTGTCGCGCGGCTGGTAGACCTGCTCGTAAGCCTTGGTTTGCGAAAGGCCCATTGCTATGAGACTGGCGAACTCCCTCTGGCGCGAGGACAAACCCTCTATCACAATCGGTGTAGCCTCTTTTGTGGCCTGGGTAGGGGCTACAAGTTGGATTTGCTCCTGCTGCTTCGCCTGCCAGTCTGCGAGGGTTGCCTTGTCGGGGGCAGAGAGTACGCGGCCGGCCTGCAGCTTCTTCAGGATGTTGGCAACGTTTTGGCTTTCAATGGCCTCCTGCGTTGCGATTGCCTTCTCTTCGCTCATTGATCTGTGATCAAGGTTGGTTTGCGGCCGGTGAGCTTTGCCCATCGGTCGAGGGTGACAGCAACATAGGCCGGGAGGATGTCAATACCCAGGCAGACGCGGCCGGTCTGCTCGCAGGCGACGAGGGTGGTGCCGAAGCCAAGGAAGGGGTCGTAGACCGAAGATCCGATGAGGGAGTTGTTCTCGATCGGCCGGCGCATGCAGCCGAGGGGCTTGGGGGTGGAATGGCCGTCCCCGTCGCCCTCCCGGGCTGGGTAGTCCCAAACGGTGGGTTGGTCCCGCTGTCCGGTCCATTGGCTCGTCTTGCCCTTGCGGACGGCGTACCAGCAGGGCTCGTGCTGCCAGTGATAGTTGCCGCGGGAGAGGGCGAAGCGGTCCTTGCGCCAGATAATCTGGCTACGGACCTCGAATCCAGCTGCCTCCAAGTTGGAGGCCACCGTGCCAGCATGGAGGCCACCGTGCCAAACGTAGGCCACATCTCCCACGAATAGGGCCCATGCCGGGGTCCAGTCTGCCCGGGCGTCGTTGGCTACCTTTCCCATTTTGCGGGTATTGCGGTTGATTCCGGCCCTTTTGCGCCAGGCGGGGTCGTAATTCACGCCGTAAGGGGGATCCGTGACCATGAGCCTGGGAGGTGGGATTTTGTTAGATAAAGCGCCATAAAGGCGCAGGACGTCTCCCTTCAGAGTGGCGTCACCCACGAGGATCCGGTGGTCGTCGCAGCCCCATAGCTGGCCGGTCTCGGTGCCCCATTTCTTTCGCAGCTCCGCGGCGTGATCGATATCGGGCTCGATGTCCACCTGGGGGTTGCTCCGCGCGATCTTGGCCAGGAGCAGGGCGATTTCCTTGGAATCGTAGCCGGTGAGCTCGATCTGGGCGCCCTTGGCCGTCAGGTCGCGGATCAGGGCCCCTACCAGTGAATCCTCGCGCTCTGAAAGCTCAGCTATCCGGTTGTCGGCCAGGAGATCCTGCCATTCCTCCTCCTCGCTCTTGTAGTCCTGCAGGTCGACCGGAACTTCTGCCAGCTTCAGAAAATTGGCCACCAGGAGCTTGCCGTGCCCCTTGATCACGTACCCTGATCGGTTGGAAACCACCAAGGGTTGCCGCCACCCCAGGCTCGATATGATCTTGGCGAATATCTCGATCTGTTGCTGGGGGTGCCGGTTGGGGTTGCGGGGATGGGGTTTGAGCGAGGCTGTGCGCCGCATCTCCTTGAAGGCGCAAAAGATGGGGATGGCCGGCGAGTCCAAAGGGGTCTTCATCGGGACTTCATCCTCCGAATCTTGGCCTTAAGGGTCCGGGTGCGCCAGCCTTTTAGGGCCGCGGCGCGACGTCGGCGTTTCCGAATGATCTCCTGCCGGGCCTTGTGGAACGCAAGGTCCGCCTCGGTCCTGACGTGACGTGCGGGTATGCCGGCGTTCCTGGCCATCTCCCTGGCCATAACCACGTAGTCCACGGGTGGGAGGCTGCGCAAAATCGCCAACACCGCCCTTGCGAATGCCCGCTGCTCCTTGGTCGGCAGCCTGGGGTCGGCCATCACCTGGTCCCATACCTTGGCGAAACTGAATCGCCTGCCCCTTCGGCGAGGGATACCTGTCCATTTGCGGTAGCTCGTGCGCTTCATGGGGGTGGCTTTGGTGCCTGCTGGGGCATGGGGATGATGGGGGCACCCTTCGGCTTGCCCGCGCGCGCGATCAGCCCCCGGAGCTTCGCGTTCTCCTTCAGCACCCCATCCCAGGCGTCGATCACGCTCTTTCGAATCTCCTCCGCGGTGGCGTTCGAAGGGAGGGTGCCGGCCAGCACCAACCTGACCCATGCCTTCCACTCCCCTTGCTCGGGGTTGTCAAGGGTGGGGTCGGAGGCGACGGCAGCTTGGCATTTGCCCTGAATTACCCCCACGCATTCCTCCCAGGTGCTTCCGGGCCACGCGCAAATCTCTGCCTTCTGGGCAAGCTCGAAAAGCCTCTTCGCTGTCAGATCTGGCTGGGCGATCCGCCGCTCCATCATGCGGACCATCTCGCCATTCAGGCGGGCGTTCTCCTTGGATGCCCCCTCCATGGCCTGCTTCATCGCGTTCATCTCGGCCCGGGTGAGCAAGAGCCACCCCCGCTCCATCCCCCGCTTGGCCAGGAAGGCATGGCGCTCCGGGGGTGTCATCGCAAGGGGGCCTGATCCGTTGATGCTCATGGGTGCGGTTTAGGGGAGTTCGGGCGATTCGGACTGTCAACTATTCAAGGGCGATGGGGTTCTGTGGCGTTCATAGGCTGGCTTTGGACGTTCGGGTAGAAGTTGAAGGCGGGCGGGATCATTTGCGGGTGGGCGATCCTCCACGCAAGCCCGACCGAAAGAATGACCATCGAGAGCCCGACGGCTATGGCGAGTGTCAGTTTCATGGCTTCGGTGCGTCTGGGGCGGAAATGGCGGCGTCGATGGCTGCGCGAGTGACCCTCATCCGTTGAAACTCGGGCTCGACTCCCTGAAGTGGCGTAGCGTCGAACGGCACCACAGGCGCAGTCTCCAGCCAATCCAACCTCTCCTTGTCCTTCCGCAGTTCCGCCAACTCCCGCTCGGCGGCGGCGAGACGGTCCTCTGTGTCGCGCAGCTTCGGAATCTCGACGCATAGCCTGTCGGATAGTCGGATGGCGTCTTTCTTCCAGGTGGCACGCTGCATCGTTTCACCGTCATTCGGGCACGTCTCGGCTTTGGCCAAGTCAGGCACTATGCTCCCGCTTAGCACTGCCATAATACTCTTGGTGAGCTGGAAATTGCACTTCGGGCATTCCCAAGACCCAGGCACATAAATTAATGTGTCCTTCTCGGCCATAGCTATCTGATGAGCCAGTGTCAGATCTACTTGTAGGGAGGCGCAGGCAGCGAGGCGGTGGGCGGCGATCAGGCTAATATCGCGTTTCACCTCTTCTTGGGACATAGCAGCAGGAACATAATCCCCGCGATACAGCTTGAAATACAGTTCACGGTCTTCTGCCGTCGGCGTCTTCTCTCCTTCGCCGGGAGCTTGGGGACAGGTGCTCATAAGCAAGATTTCGGATACTTTGGGTGGCCGGCTTGGGAGCACGCCCTGACGACTCCGCAGACGATTCCAATAGGCACGCGGTTCTCTATATTTTGGACGTATGACTCTACCGGGATCAGCTCTTCCATAATCGCCTTGAGTTGAGCATCGACCGTCATTGCGATTGAACCGCCGATTATCATAGCGGCAACTTCTCTATCCGCGCCGTCGATTCGCTTCAAAAGCTGACGGCCAAGCTTAATGTATTCCGGGGGGACTTCGCCGGGAGCGGGGTGGGGAGGGGTGGTCACTTGCGGCCTTTCTTTGCTTTGATGCCGAGTGCGTGGAAAATTCGCGCTGTTGCGGCGGCCGACAATTCTATCTCATGGTCGCCGCAATCAATCTCTTGGCGGATCGCATATGCTGTTTTAACGGCCATCGCCTCCACACTCTCCGGCGAAAGGTCGATCACGAGGACGGGCTGCGCTGGCGGTCGCTCATCCCAAGATGCCTTGACCGGCTTCTTGCTGAAAGCGAGCCAACGGCATCCTTTTCCCGTCGGGTAATGCCTGATCCACATGCGCCTTGGTTTGCGTGGCTTGCTCATGGCTAATGAATTTGACTGTTCGATATGATGTGATTCCAGCGGCAAGAACATCCAGCGGACGATTGCACGTAAGTTCCGCATCGCAGGCACCGACCAAAGAAATCGACGCCCCCGTTAGGCAATGGAGCTTCTTGGGTCGGAAATGTAATAGTCGGGACGACTTTTAATGGCGACGGTTGCCGATAGTCTGCATCGTCTGGCCAGCTTGGGGGCACATCGCTCACGTCGTCTCTCCCTTCGTCTCCCCGCGCTGGGGAGCCTCATTTTCGTTCGGAGATTTAGATTGAACTGTGTCGTTGGGCGCTGCTCCTATGGATACAGGGTGAATAGCAGGAAGATTTACCGCTTTGTTGTGCGAAATCTCGCTTTGGACTAAAGCCGCGAACTCCTGCAATGTCATGTGTTCTTCCTTGGTCCCGCGACGGGGATAACCAGCTTTGCAGAGCAGGTGCTTGAGGCGTAGGTTTTCTTCCCAGAGCATAATTACGTCAGCCTTCATGTCCTCGAAGGCAAACATCTTGGCATTGTCGCTCATGTCGTGAGCCATCGCACGAGGGAAGCACTTGCGGTAAGATTCAATGGTGCGTTTCATGGGAGGAGTCGAGGGGCGGGGCGGAGTCATGGCCTCCCTCCGAATTTTTCCTTACGAGATACCTGCTCAAAGGCTAGTTCACCGTCTTCAATGAACCAGCGGACTTGGATGGTCACATGCCAGGCATCCTTTCTGCGACCGAAACGCGAACCCCAGCCGCGCCATTTGCATTCGTGGGCTAGTCCGCCGTCGTCAGCGGGTGATCCAAGTATGATGTCTTCGCAAATGTCTTCCACCGCATATTCTATCCCGCCGGTATTTCCTTCGCTCTTAAATCGGCGGTACTTCTTTGGCCAGTAAACGACGCAAGGCATTTCAAACTCCCAATGATCGTTCCAGGCAACGCCGCGAAACTCGGTTGGTAGCTTCGATAAATCCACCTCGTTCATCACCCTTCCCGCTCCACAGGACTCTGGATTATGAGTGCTCATATCGAACGACAGTTACGGTTTCAACTCAGTAGAAGGAGAGACGCCAGACGAGCCACGCGGAGTCATAGGATATATCTCAGCGGGAATCCAACGCCTGAAAGGTTCTGCTCTCGGATCGGAATTGTTTCCTCAATGGCGACTGTCTTCCGCGCCTCTTCGATTGTTCCTTGGCCCATGCGGTGCATCATTTGCGCGATGCCTTCCCGCTGTTCTTTCGAGCATGCGCCGAGAACGACGAAAAATACCTTGGAGTAGTGGCGATTCGATCCTTCGCCCAACTCGGCGTCGATGCTGTGCGGCAATGAAAGCGGAACGATGCCGTTTGGGAACACGACACGAAGCGGCGATTCCCTGGTCAGCATCCCGCTGAAAGCTGTCATGGTGACTCTATCATTCATCGGCATAGATCAAGCGATAGTTAGCGGTTGCGACTCATTCCGTTTTCGACTCGGCTGGCCAACTGTCGGTGGCTATTTCGTGCTTCAACCGCTCGTTCTCCCTCCTTAGCCCTTCCATCTCCTCGTGGTCCTTCAAATCGTCGTTCTGCGCTCGAATCAAACGCCCCTCTAGGCGCTCAATTTCGGCGTTCAGTTTCACCATCTCCTCCGCTCGCAGGGAGCGGTCCTGGGCGACGGCCGAGGCGACGTGGGAATTGATCTTCTCGATGCAGCGGCACGATTTATCGGGTGAGACGTCAAACAGGCACTTCTCGATTGAAAGAAGCAGTTTGTCAGCCTCGCTCGGCTCGGGAGCGCCGGTCGGTTCGGGGATGGGGGAAGTCATAGGTTCCTTTTTCGGGCGATTTCGTCGGCAATGGGCTTGAGCTTCTTCACGTCGTAGGCGTCTATGCCCGAAAAGTTCACTCGCCCGTAGGCCTTCAAGACATCCTCAGCGATTACTGTCTCTCCATGCGTCGCTATGATATTGGCCGTGGCACAGTAGTAGCCTTGACGAAAGGCGAGGTCAGATTTGGATTCCTTCTTCACGGCTCCGCTCCTTCCCTGGTTTTCTTCGTTCGGAGGCGGGCTTCGACGCGGCATTTGTCGGCCAAGAAAAGGTCTTTGTTTTTGATCGGACCGCAGATGATCTCGAAGTCGGTCGCGCAATAGCCCATCGGTATATTGACGGTCAAAGGATCTCGGTACTCGGTCATAGTGAAATCGTCGATGCGCCTGCTATGAAGAGTCCGACTCCCATGCCCGTTATGAAAACGCCGAACTTTTGGTCGCATCTCTGTACGAGCAACCCAATGATTGCGATGGAGAGCCCAAAACCTGAGATAAGCAATGCGCTGGCGCGTGCGTGATTCATGGCGTCTTTACCCCGAACGGCGTTCGATTGTTCCCGTTGCTGCCGACGGTAGGCTGCTTGGTCTTGAACACCGGCCGCTTTCCGAAGTCGGATCTGGTGCGACGCTTCGGATCGGCCTTGTAGCGGGTGGCGTTGCGGCTCATGTTGAACTCCACGACCCCGACCGCGACCGCGACCGCGACCGCGACCGCGACCCCGACCACGACCACGACCCCGA